CGCTCGTCGACGATCTTGCCCGGATACCAACGTTCGGTCGGGATGCTCCGCGCGCCGCCTTCGCCGTAGAGTGGCGGCAGCTTCGATTGGAACTCGACCACGCCATCGGCCATGCTCTGAATCTGCGTGTCGCGGGTGCCCGGCTTGTGCTTGCGAATTAGAGAGATCGACGCCTGGATCGCGGCTTGCTTGACGATGTTTCGCATCGCTTTTTTGCTGTCGCTGAGCCATTCCTCGGTGCCACCGTAGAAGTCCGGCAGGCCACGCTTCACGCCGCGGTCGACGTTGATCTTTTGGTGCGACATTTCCTCGGCCGGGACGTACTCCCAATCGTTCGCGTCCCCGTAGCGGAGCACGAAGTAGCCGACGACGTTCTGCGGACGGCCGGGCATGGTGGCAACACCGTATTTCCAGTTCAGGCCCACGATCCCCATGTAATTTTCAATTTCTCGGGCGTTGAGCGGTTCGGTGATCCACGACGGTTCGCAGACCTCGACGTCGCAAAAACCGCCACCGACATCCTTCGTCCGCACAAAACGCTCGCCGGACTTGCGGGTCCGGCGGAACAGTTCGACGTCCAAGTCGCCGCGCCACTTCACGCGGTCGAGAAATTCGTCGACGACCTCTTGGCACTGCCCGGCCACTTCAACGGCAACGTCGCCCGCTTCCGGCTTGGCCGCAACCGTGTGCGTCATGCCGGTGCCGATCGCGTAGCTGGTGAGCGTCTCGATGATGTTGATGCCGACCGGGTCCGTCTCGGCAATCCACTGACCGGCGCCGCGGATGAATGACAAAGCCCCTTCGTCGGTAAAGTGCGGGTGATTGTCTCCATCCTTGCGCGCGTCGGCGCGATCCTGCCGCCCACCGAACCGCCCGCCGAAGAAATCCGCGTCCCAACGCAGGCTTTCCATCGGATCGATCAGGTCGCCCCAACCTTCGACGATCGTGCGGTCCTGCTCCTGGGCGTGACGCAGGCGAGTTTCGAGCGCGTGGATCTGCGATTCCAAGACGAGGGCCTGCTGCTGCTCCTGCAGCTCGCTGAGCTTGGCGGTCTTGTCGATCGTTGTCGTCATGTCGTCACCATTTCGGCCTGTTGTCGCTGATCTATTCCGCCGCGTGCTGCCAACTCACGAAGCACTCGCAACCCCATTTCTAGTGCGTCCGGTCCGTCGTCGTAATCTCCGAGCGGGAAGTCTTTGAGCTGAGACACGAGCAGTTCCGCGCCCTTGGACCCACGTTTGAAACGGAGTTTGCGATAGGCCAAGTAAGGGCCGACCCCCAGCCGAATGCGGGCCACTTTGTTCTGATGTTGCTTGACCGTAGCGATCGGTGGAATGACGCCCTTGCTCCGCTCCACTGTGAGCGCATCGAGCGCACGGAAGCCATCGACTTCGATCGCCCAACTGTGCGGCTGAAATGCGTTGCAAAGCGCCAAGCCCGCGTCGACCATCGACACTAGATCGCGGCGTGAGATATCCGCGTCGACGTACACCGTCCCATCCTCGCCCAGCGCCAGCATGATGTACGCCTGGTAATCCGACGTGTCGGTGCGACCCAGTGATGGATCGAGCGACAGCACCCTGAACGTAATGGTTCGGGTCGGCAACTGATCGAAGTCGACGTTCTCGAAATACTCCCCCGGCCACTCCGCTTGCTCGTGTTGACTGGGGCGCTGCTGATAGAGGGCGTTCCAGTAGTACGGACCCTGCGCCAAGCGAATCCGGTCGAGTTCTTTTTCGTCGAATCGGGCTGGCCACAGCGCCTCGCCGGGATTTCTCGACAGCGCGTCGTCTGCTTCCGCAGCGGCCGGCAAACACACCTCCCGGATCGGCTCCTCCCATGACCGCAATCGCGCAAGATAATCCTCGCGGTTCCACGGCGTGCCAATTACCACCATGACGCCTTCCGGCTCGCGGCGGGTCCAGAATGTAGAAGTGATCCACTCCCATGTTTTCTCTCGGCATACTTCGCTTTGTGCTTGCTCGGCGTTTTTGATCAAGTCGTCGAGGATGCCTAAATGAAAGCCCTTGCCAGTCGCCGGGCCGCCAACGCCGGCCGTGCTCATGTATCCGCCATTGGTCGTTCCCCAGTCATTTGCAGCCTGTCGATCCGCCGATATTCGTCCGGGCAAGATGCCGGGCGACATGCCCGTAACTTCGAGAAACGAATCGCGGGCCTTGCGCCCCCAGCTGGCGGCGAACGTCGCTTCGTAACTTCCAAGCAGTACATTCCTTTCTGGCCAATTGGCCTCGAACCAGGTCGGCGTCCAGTGGCTCACCAACTCGCTCTTGCCATGCCGCGGCGGCATGCGAATCACCAGCACGCGCTCCGGCACTTCTCTGAGCACGAGCCTGCGAATCTCCTCGTCAATCAGTTCCAAGTGCCTTGCCATCGCCCAACGGCCCTGCGTGGCCGTTGTGGCCATTAGTCCCGGGGACAGGGCCATTCGCAATTGCTCTCTGGCGTTCAAGTTGGACATACGAACCGTCTCTGCGTGCGTCGTCGACCATTGCCTTCAACTCTTCCATTACATGGGAATGTTCCACCTTGCCGCTGTGCTTCGTCTCCACGACGTCCCGGTACTTTTCTGGGGCCGCCCCCTTCATCAAAAAAATCAACAGCGTGTCCGAATACTTTCTTTTGCGACCGCAGCGTAGCCCATCGTGAAATACCGGCTCATCCCAGCCATCGACTGCGCGGCGGCGTGCTTCGCTTTCGAGTGATTCGATTGCAGTTGCGTGCGCCTCCTCGAAGGCTGCGCGATAATCTTGGTCTTCTTGCATCCACAGGTAGTGTGTCGCCCTGCCGACGCCTGCTGCGCGACAGGCCGCCGACACGATGCCACACTCCCCATACGCAGCGAGAAATGCAGCCTTTTTAGGATGTCCAGAAATGCCTACTGCGCCACTCATACTCAACTCACTGCAATCACGTCCACAGGCACCCGCTGAATGAACACGTCGCCCGGCTCGGGTTCGACCGTAATCGTGATATAAATCTCGTCGTCGGACGTAGCCTCTGCGTCGATCGCCAGTTCCACGAGAACCGCCTGGCCATCGGCCGCAACGCCCCAGCCGGTGCCCTCACTAGCGTTGATCGTGCAATTCGCCGATTCGTCGCCGCCAACCACCGGCGCGCTCATGCCATTGATCAGGTCCTTACGCGAGAGTTGCGTATTCGCGAAATCAATTCGCCAGGCGTATTGTTCGCCGGGCTTCATGCGGATCGGCCCGGAAATCTCCGCTTCGGTCGGGTCGCGCCTGCCAGAGAGTACCAGCGTTCGGGAGGCGGGTATTTCCTTAGCATAGATTCCCGACAGGATAGTCGTGTTCGATCCCTCAATGATCCAAGAGTCCTCAGCTGCCGCTTGGCCAGTTCCAGTGCCGTACCATCCGGAATACCAACGCCCGTCGCTGGAGCCGCTGATATCGGAGTGATAATTTCCAGTTGAGTCTTTGACGACCTCGGAGTCTGCTCCGTTAACGTAGGCAGTCTTCGTACCGTTTGGCTCTGTTACCACGAGCGTCACGGTCGTGGGATCATACGGAGCATCGCTATTGTTCGGATCGGTGAATAGAACCGAGCTGGTAACGAGCTGACCGTAGGCATGGCTGTTGATCGCCATCTAGCATCCCTCGTTTGTGACGGTGGCGTTGTATTTAGCGGAATTGGACGCCGTTGCATTGAACTTCGCAGTATTCGACACCGCGCAGGTAAATGCGGCTGCATTGGAGGCCGCGGCACAAATCTTCGTTGCCGCAGCCGCTCCCACCCCTCCAAAGCCCTGCGTCACCAGCAGCGGCGAGCCGAATCCTTGTGTTACTATGAAGCTCATTGCGGAGTGCTCGTCAGTGGTGCAGTGAGGTTCGGACCAATCAGTGATGTAAACAAAACGGTGGTGTTGTCGTGCGCGTAGTACGTCCAGATCAGCGTGCCATCATCAAGAGCATGCCTACCCTTGGTGTGCGCTCTGGCAGCCGCCATCGCTTCGTCCCACGTGCCTGCGGATGGTGCAGTTGACAACGCTCTCTCTCCCACGGCATCCGCATTATCACACGCCGAGGGGACAACCGCGGTGAG